TCCCGGCAGCTCCACAAGTTCTATCTAAGTGATTGATTTTTAATTATGTACAAAGTGTATTTTTTAAAATGTACACTTTCGTACAACTTACTGAAACTATCATGTTGTTATTCACGGTTTTGCAAATGCTGGGAACATAAGCAAACTGTGTATGAGACGAAAAACAATTTTTAAGCCCCCTGTTCTGAAGGATAGGGGTGGTGACTTGTCGAAGGACTGGTATATCGAAATCCAGTTCAGGGATCCGCGCTCTGACGTGTTGATCAGGCAACGTTTTTCCGAGGGATTGAACTTTATCCTGGATAACGATGAAGGTACCCGAAAGGAAAGGTATGCCGTCGCGAAAAAGAAAATCATATTACTTGAGAAGAAAATTAAAGCTGGTTGGACTCCAGTTTCTGATTATGAGGTCGAGTTCCTCGACAGCCTTGAGTACCACAACGCCGCAAAAGTTTATGGACGGCTGAAAAAAAGCAAGCGAACCATCAGGTTCGTTGCTTCAAAATTCTTCGATGATATTAAGCCCAGGTGCAAACCAAAATCGTACAATAGTTACTTGAGTAAATGTAGGCTGCTGGTTTCCTGGTGTGAACTGAATAAGCTTAGTGAGCTGGATATAAGTTGTATTACTCAGAAAAACATTCAAGATTTCTTTGTTTATCTCTGCGTTGAAAAAAACCTGGATAAACTCACCGTAAAGAAGTACAAGCAGAATATTCATGCAATGTTCGAGTTTGCTATCAAACAGAAGTTTGTAAAGGAAAACCCGGTTGTTGATGTGATGATCCCGGTTAAGAAGGTTGACAATGCTGCACGGCCATTTATTCAAACCGATTTAGAACTGTTGCTTAACGCTATTGAGTTTAAAGAGCCTCAATTGTACCTTGCTTGTATGTTTCAATATTATGCAGCCATTCGCCCAGGAACTGAATTGCGGTTGCTGAAGATCGAGGATCTCGACTTGTACAATGGATCGGTAACAATGAACGATATTGATAGCAAAAAAGAGAGGCACGAAACTGTTGACATGCCGGTGCAGTTGAAGAAACTATGTGTTGAGAGATACCAGTTGCAAACCTATCAACCAGATTTTTACATTTTTGGAAGAAACCGCGCACCCGGACCTGAAGCAATGGGAACAAATACCATGCGCGACCGGTTTAACCGGTACCGTGATGCGCTGGGTTTGTCGAAAAAGTACAAGTTTTACTCATGCAAGCATACAGGCGCAGGAAATCTACTTGAGAGTGGCGCTACGCTGGTTGAAGTGCAGAAACATCTCAGGCATAAGGATATTTCAGATACTCAAGCCTATGTGAAGCGGCATTTTGGTGAGAGAAACGATAAGGTGATTAATCACTTTCCGGATCCGGTTGTCAAGAAAATAACGGCGATTGATTTTCCGAAGCCAGGATTAAATTGAAAAACCCCCCGATCTCTCGGGGGGCCAACCAATCTAACTAAACCTAAAACTTATGAAAAAATATACTTGCTAATTTGGTTTGACTGCTTTCTTTTTCAGCCATTTAAAAATAAAACTCAGTATCCCGTTTGATTCTATCTTGTCGGTAAGACCAAGTCCTTCGGATATTACCAGGAGAATAGATGCTATCCACCAAAGGTTTGAACCAAACCAGCCAAATAGCTCTTTGATTGTAGTCTTAGCCGCATCTGTATTAACATCAACCCCACATAGATATATCATTTCAGGAGGATTGTCCAGGCAGATTAAAGGTACTTTACCGACAGGCACAATCGCATCAATTTCACAAGCCGGGATGCACTTATAACCCAAAGCTGGCAAAATGTTTTCAACTGCAGGCACAGCCTGGAGATCGGCAATTTGGTCGACACAATAGGCAACCTGGTCACCGGTGTCGATATTCGCTGCTGGAACAGGTAGATATGCTACCATCATCAGCGCGAAAACGAATGAAATTAAAATGTTTCTCATAAATAATTATTTAAGTGTCTATTTTAAAGACGGTTTTGCTATTGCCAAAATGATTTTCTTTTGTAACCTAATCCTGTTTTCCTTTTTTGACAGGAACTTAATTGCCGGCCAAATATTGACCTTTACGGTTGCTTTTTTTATGCGATCGACAATCATGCTTTGAAGGTTATAAGCCTTATGTTACCTGCATTGCGTACATCGGTATGAACCCAACTGGTGTTAAGTTCCAGCCCAGTGATGCCCAATTCACGCCAGTTTGATAGGATGTAATCTTGGATAACATTTGCAGGCTCCAAACTGAAAATCTTATCGGAGGCACGGCCAAATGAATGCTGGCTTGTGAGTGAATAATCAGGACTTTCGGGCATTCGTAAACCGCTCCAATTGCGATTTCCACCGGTGAACCAGTTATTGATTGTTACCGGGCCAAACTTATCCCGCAATGCCTGATCAGCTTTAATTAGCCGCTCATCTAACAGGCTTATTAAGATGTGTTCACGGCCTATATACCTGTTGTATAATTCCCTTGGAATGTATTCGTCGAGAAATAAATTCTTTGTCAGAACGATGCGATTCATGATTTTCGGCTTTTTTTGATGTTTAAATACAAACTTGTTATGCCTACCAATATCCCGATCCCCAAACTTATAAATGTCATTACAGGAATGAGATTGTTACAAAATTCGGCTATGGCTGCTGAACTAACCGGGGTTACAACTCCAACGATGGGGTTTTGAAAGAAGTCTTTAATCTTGTCCATAACAGTTTATTTGTACAGGGGTCCGTTGCCAAATATTTTGACGAGAATAGTAATCGTTCCGATGAGTGCGATTATTAAAATTATTACGACTGTTTTCATATCCGTTTTTTTTTGAAAATTAAGCGGTTTACGCATACCAGAAAAGGACAGGGTTGGTAGGGTTTATTCTACTTTGAAACCTTCAATTTTAGTCTGTTGTAAACCTGAATTTGTAATTCTGGTAGTGGTTTGGAGAGGCATTACCTCTCCTTCGCGGTTGCTGACCTTTTTATTAATGTTGAAATTCTTGAAAAAGCTATCGGTAAATTTCGCATAGCCAGTTACTGCCTGGCGTTTGGCCCACCATGGTGCAAAATTCTTCCAACGCGTGTCAATCATGTTGTTGGCTCCAGTGAATTTCAAGCTATAATTATTGGTTTGGTTGTTACAAGTCAGATCTCCTGTGTAGAATAGCAACCTGGGAGTGAATGGCGCTTCGGTCGACTTCCTTAATTCGCTTTGACCCGACTGTTCGGTTTTGGGATTTTCGGAAGTATCATCGCCACAGAGGGTTGAAAAGCATGTTGTTATTTCTTCAACTTCTTTTTCGGCAGCATAATTAACCCAGCCGGGTTGGTAGTTTGAGGAAATGAATGTCCAGGCAAATGCAGGTATTTCGATGCCGTATCGATTCGTTGTGGTGGTCATCGTCCATTCGTATATTCGTTGGGTTGGGAGTACACGCCGTAATTCTCCAATTTTTGAGCCTTCAATGTATGGCAATACAGATTCCATAAGAACATCTTCTCCAAAATCAGCCAACCTATCAGAGAGATCGACATAAGAATCGGAAAACAGTGCATCGTTATCGTCGTGAATTTGAGTGAATTTCAACGAAACATCTTTCTTTTCGCCTAACTCCCAAGATCCGGACATGAATTTGTCAATATCGGTTGATGGTCCTAACAATGCAGCTTCGCGGTCGACAATTGCGTAGGTGTCATCGTTGTTGAAGACAAAAGCGATGTTCAGGAGGTTTTGAATTCCTAATATGTAATCCTTAATGCTTGTTTTTGAAAGCATCTTTGAATATTGAAATGTAGATATTGAGCGGGTTAGCGCTGTAATATATCCGGCCCAGATTGCCCAAATAGACCCGTTTTTTGTCTCTTTTCCCAATTTAACATAGGTTGAGCCGATGCCTGTTTTGTTGATGTCCACATTGTTGTATATCAATAGTTTCATTAATTCGGCATCGGTAGCTATTTCATTTGAACGAAGGTATATTCCATTTTCCTTGAGTAATTTTTCGACGGTTGAAAAAAGGAACAAAAAGGGTGAAACCACCGTTAAGCGGTAGTTTTCGGCTGAAGTTAGCGTAAACGTAAGGTTTTCGTTGTTGATGCTTACACCGTTAACTCCTTGCTCATTAACCCTATAACCTATGTTTTTGTGTTTCAACTGAAGTATTGTTTCTTCAACCTCGTTTTCATCGGCATCGGTATAAGTTTCTGAGTTTCCGATGCCTTGAAAGAACTGCTGATTCTTAATTGTTGCACAAGCGTAATCATCGGCATCGGGTGAATAATCGGCTTTGTTTTCGAAAGTTACTTCGGGCAGGTTATAATCTGAAATCAGTTTATCCTGGTTAAGTTCGGAAAGCTTACCGGCAACGCCGTAAACCGATCCGTTGAACCCTTCTTTGAGCAAAAGAGTGCCCCTGATCATACAATAACCATTCGAGCGCAGCTCAAAACCCGCATATTTTTTCATTGTTTTTCGAACCAGCGTAAAGCGGTTTGGCTGGTTAAGTACCGCGCGGTTGTGGCCATTCTCATCATCGGGGAAGTTGATTGCTGGCACAACGCAATCGACAAGCTTATCGAAGCTGAGCAACTGCGAGTAGCGAATAAGATCCCACTCAAAAGATTCGGGAAGTACCAGGTAATCATTATATAGGTGCGCGGTAATCATTTTTCTATTTTATTCGACCATCCAGTCGATGATGCTTTTTTGAATACCGTTGAGATCGCCGGGCAGATCGTCAAATTTTATTTTTGTTATCTCCAGCCGGCTTTCTTCGTTGAATATTTCGATAATATCGGGACGCATTTCAAAAGCTTCGTAGATTGCCTTCATCTTGTTGTTGAATTCGCGAAGCTCTTTTTCGGTGCGTTTTTCATTCATTTCCTTTTCGGCATTGAGTAGTTCTTCAGGTTTCAATTTGTTTATCCCCTCCATTATTTCAGAAAACTCTTTTCTGATTAATGGTATGTTCCGATCTTTCCACCATTGAAGGCGCGAGCAACGTATTTCATTGATTGCGGCGAGAACCGGTTTGTTATCTCCAATGGTAACCGACTCGAAGAGAAGTTTGTAAAGATTTATTACTTCAATGTTTTTCATAGTTTATTAAAATTTAGTTTGTTAAACACTTGCTGCTGTACATATTCCATTTAAAAATGTAAAAGAGTTATAATTACCTGTTCCTGAGAACCCATTTGATGGTGTGAAAACACCTGCTGAGCTTATGCGTGTAGTGGTTCCTATTACTAGACCTGATGAACCATTTATCGTAATTCCAAAAGCAGTTACAAGCGTACATGATAAATATCCACCCAAATTCATATCTCCAGCTGCTTGTATACCTGCACTTGAAAAAATGCTCCCATTAACATATAATTTATAAGTATCGTCCGAATTTGCACCAATCCCAACATTTGAGTTATAATGAAGGCCATAGCTGTCGTTAATCCACTGGCTTGATGCTGATCCGGAACTTGCTGCTGTTACACGGCCTTTTGCATCGACAGTTATCGATGCAAGGGTGTAACTACCGGCTGATACACCTGAGTTTGCAAGCGTTAACGCTCCTGAATTGCTTATAGACGCATCGCCACTTAAGGCTACACCTGTAGCCACATTCCCACTTGAGCCTACAAATAATCTTGCAGAAGCAAGGTATACACCAAGGTAGCTGTGAGTATGACTCGACAGGGCATAACTGTTTGAGTCGAATGCCCAGGTATTTGTTCCTGTACGTTTGAGCATTCCAGTTCCGGTTAACGATGCTATGGTGGACAGTTCTTCGCTGTATGGCTGCACGACAAACGTTAGCCCGTAACCAGCAATTGTGGTTGGGTTTGTGCCTGCTGTTACGCGACCTTTTGCATCGACAGTTACAGAGCGATAAGTTCCGGCTGTAACGCCGCTGTTATCGAGGGCATGTGTATGCGTGCCAGAGGCTACCGAGTTGGTTGATGAGCTGGTAATGTTTGATGGAGTACCCATTGTAACTGTGCCGGTTCCGCTAATGGTTGTAAAGGTCATTCCGTTACCAGCGGCAACACTGGTAACAGTTCCAGCGCCGGCGCTGCCGTTGCTTGCTGCTGTAACGCGGCCTTTAGCATCCACAGTTATGCTTGCATTTGTGTAGCTACCGGCTGTAACGCCCGAGTTATCGAGGGCATGGGTATGGGTGCCAGTGCTTACCGAGTTGGTACTGGAGCTTGTGATATTAGATGGTGTGCCCATTGTAACCGTTACAACCCCTTGTGTTATTGTTGTAAAACTCATTCCATTACCTGATACAACATGGCCAGTAAGAAAATCGTTCAGCCGTAATACGTTATCAACATCAACTTTCACGGTTATGCCGTTAGGGGTTAAGCCGTCGTGGTGCGATAGTGTATGCAGCAGGTTATCGCTTGTAATTTCACCCTCGGGGCCAATGTAACCTGTCCCTTCGTAATTCGACTGGATGTTGATTTCGTGTATGGGTAATTTATCTGCCATCTTTTACCAATTTTCAAAAGCTAAACCATTGCCTAAATTGTATAGATGCAGAAAATCAGCTTCAGCAATTACACTATTTAAAATACCTACCTGCATCATTTTGCCATAATATAAAACAGATGCTCCTTTTCCTCCAACGGTTAAATTTTGTGTATTTAATATTGTGGCTGTTAAATTATTTTGAGAAGTAGAATGGGTTTTTAAAACACCGTCGATATAAAATTTAACACCTTCTGGTGTTTTGCTTCCATCGTAAGTAACGCCAAGGTGATGAAACACTCCCTTAGATATACTTGATGAACATTGAACGATCAACGCATTTGTTGTGCTATTTCTTAATATAAATGTTGGAAAACTGTCGGTGGCGCTGTATGGAAGATACAGCTCAAACCCTCTATAATTGGGAGAACCTTCTGCCTTACAGATAATTTCCCTACTAACGGATGAATTTGTTTGATTAATCCATACAGCTATGGAAAATGAGTCGGTGTTTTCAAAACCGAGCACATTACCAAAATTAACATAGCTTGATGATCCATTGAAACTAAAACATGGCGTTACGTTTGTAATGCCGGTTTGGTTCATGGTTATATTATTGGCCGTGCCACTGTATGTGCCTAATTTATCGCTCACTGCTGTTCCTGTCGTTTCATCAAAATTCCAACATGCGAGTGCTTTATCTCGAAGAGAGCCTGCAAACCTATATGGATTTACTATGTTCATACTTTTGTAATTTTTTAAAACATTTAAAAGCGGATTTATTATTACCTCTCCCATGACGCATCAATTTCGGGTTCTTGCCCTGCAATTAGTTGAGCCTTTTTTGTTTTCTTGTTTTCGTGATTCTTCCAAAACTTTACAGCGATGCCGCTTAGTTTTTCCCATTCTTGTTGCTCTGCGGCAGTTAATTCTAACTTTTTTGAAGCTCGAATAAGCGCGGCAACTACCAGAGTAAGCGATTTCAGTTGCTCGGTGGTGTTGAATACTGCCTCATTAGCTTCGCGTTCGGCATTGTCGATAGCCAACTCTATTTCATCGGCTTCTCTTTTTTGAAGCGTATAGGTAATGCGGTACTGGTTAAGGTACGGGTAGTCCGGATGAGGATTGGTTGTTACCTCTTCGGTAGTTGAGAGAACGAAAATGCGACTATCGTAGTCGGGTTGAATATACGGGGTATGCTTTACGAGCCACTCAAGTGAAGGGTCTAACCCTACAACTGGTTGCATGTCTTCACGAGGGTACTCATCGTGTTTAATTATCTCTCCTGTGTTTTTATTAATCAAAACTGCTTTCATAATATATAATTTAAGATTTAATACCTATAAAAGTAAGCTTCAAACCTGCACCGGCAACCGTGCTGCCTATTTGGTCGACAAAAACAGATATCTCTTCATCATCGGCCAGCGATGTATCGGTTAATATTGCTGCTGTTGCAGCTGTTGTTGAAGTTGTTTCTCCCGCATCAATTGACAATTTGGTTGTTGTCATAATTGATGTTCCTGATTTGTGTATATCAACAATTAAATTGCTGCCTGTAGGGGCTATATTAACATTTGCACGGACAGCAGAAAGTGTCATTGCAAACGGCATACGAAAAGATATCTTAGCTACACTTTCACTAGCAGTTAGTGCAGTTTTTTCATCCGAACATGCAAATGGTCTTTCGACATACCCCGAGGCCGATGTAGTAATGCGACCTTTCGCGTCTACGGTTATATTCGCATTTTTATAGCTTCCTGCCGTAACACCGCTGTTATCGAGGGCGTGGGTATGCGTGCCCGAGGCTACCGAATTAGTGCTTGTACTTGTAATGTTTGATGGAGTGCCCATTGTAACCGTGCCAGTGCCGGTAATGGTTGTGAAGGTCATTCCGTTGCCAGCAGCAACAGAAGTAACTGTTCCGCTTCCTCCTGTTGTGGCCGATATTATACCATCGGTAATTGTGATGCTTGTACCGTCGACTTTCACACAACCCAAAACGGTTGTTGT